ACCTGCGAAAGAAGAATACGCAAGAATAAAACCGATAAACGACAAAATAAAGGAAGTCCAAAAAGAGGCCAACGAAAAAATAGATGCTTTGTTGGAAGAAATGTATGGGACTCCAAAATTTGAACATTTAACATTGAAAGCGGAAAGGAACGCTTAAAACTTAAACGGAAGGACAATCGCCATGAAAACAGGACGACCCTTGAAATACAAAACTGTTAAAGAGCTTGAAGATGCTATTGATGCATATTTCGAAGAAAGATATTCAAGAGCAATCCCGCCGACAATATCTGGGCTGGCCTTGTATCTTGGTTTTGAAAGCAGGCAGAGTCTTTATGACTATCAAGATAGGCCAGAGTTTTCTGACACAATAAAAAGAGCAACGGCTCGTATTGAGGATTACGCCGAAAGAATCCTATTAAATGGGAATGGATCCGCTACCGGCGCCATCTTTTGGTTAAAGAATCACAAATGGACGGACAAAACCGAACAAATTGTGAATGTGCAGGAATACTCTTTGTTTGAAAAGAAGACGGAAGAAAAAGCGAGGGCTTATGGGAAATCTAAACATAGATGACGCAGTCCTTCGTGAAATGGAAAAAAACCTTGTTCCGTTTCGATATGTTGTTCTTTCAAACGACCCCGACAAAGAATTGCCTGCCGCTGATTTCCATTATCGGCTTTCGGATATGCTTTTGAATGGTAAGAATAACGTTGCAATGGAAATGTTTCGGGAAAGCGGGAAAAGCTCATACGCCCTTCGAACATTCCCTTTGCATTGCCTTGCCTACCCAAAAAAGGGGCTGGATTTTATTGTCATTATCAAACAAAACCAGAGAATGGCATCGGCAAAATTGAAGGATATTATAGGCGAATACCACTCTAACCCGTTGTTGCGCCATAACCTTGTCGAAATCAAAGAAGAAAGTATGAACTCTTTTTCTGTTGATGTTCGGAACAAGGACGGCGAAACGGTCAATATACGTATTGAAGCATACGGTAAGGGCGCAGGCATTCGTGGTCTATCAAATCAAGATAGGCGTCCATCGATTGTTATATTGGATGATATTCAGGATAAGGACGACAGCCGTTCGGAAACGATATTATCAGCTGATTGGGATTGGTTTTTGTCTGATATTGTTTTCTTAGGCAGATCATCCCGTATCTTTATGATTGGGAACAACTTAGGGGAAAAATGTGTCATTGAAAGATGCATACAAAACGCTTCATCTTTGGGATTCGATGCAATAAGAATACCCGTCATAATGGATGGAAAGCCAACTTGGCCAGAAAAAGAAAGTCTTGCCGACATTGAAAAAGAAAAAGCTGATTATACTAAGCTGGGCAAACTTGATATTTGGATGGCCGAAAAGATGTGTCAGGCGGTTGCCGATGAAAACCGGATATTTCAAGAGGATGATTACCGGTATTATTCGCCAGCACGTCGTGAAGATTTGATAACAAGATGCAACCTGTTTTGTTGTCTTGACCCTGCGTCAAGTCCAAATCCTGAGAGTTGTTATCGGGCTATGGTGCTCACTGGCATTGACGCAGAGAACAACTGGTTTATTCTTGATTGTAAGTATGGGCGTTGGGATAGTGCACAGATCATTGACTATATTTTTGATATGGTTGTGAAGTATCGCCTGCGTGATTATTACATAGAGCGTGGATGGTGGGAACAAGTCATGAAACCGTTTCTCACTCAGGAAATGAAAAAACGCAACGTGTTCTTTAACGTTGTCCCGCTTGAACATGCAAAGCAAGGAAGCAAACTTGAACGGATTAAACTATTGCAACCTCATTTCAAAGCGCATTCCATCTATTTCCCAGATGAGGCGACGTGGTTGCCTGAGTTTAAAGCGGAGCTTGCTGGCGTAACGAAGGACGCCATCAAGAGCGAATACATTGACATAGTGGATGCGTTGGCCATGACAGAACAAGTGGCGCGTCCGCCAGTAAATAAACGTGTCGGATATGCAGAAGCTATCAGGCGCGAAAGGATGGATCAAAGTCAAAATCAAAGCCTTTTTTCGATTGCGAGGTTTTAAGGATGAACATTGTAATTGGTGCGGCCGTTTCAATGGAAGTCATTGAAGGCTGGATTAAACAAGTCAACGAGGAATTTGGGTTGACTGACAAAAATCAGGCGTGCCTTCAACACTTTGTGGCGTTGAAGAACTACTACATTTTCATTGTTGAAAGTGATTTTTACGCTGTATTGGAGCCGTCTGTTGATATTTGGGGCACTCGTGAAATGCATGTTGTGTCTTATTATATCAAGCCTGATAAGAGAAATATCAGGTTGTTTTTAAAGATTCAACACAAATTCGAAGAAATATCGAAGGCGTGGGATTGTAAATTTCTATATCAAGGAAGCCATCTTGGCGACAGGCTTTATTCATACCTTGAAAGAAATGGTTATAAAGTCGCCACTATGCGAAAGGAAATAAAATAATGGGAAGTAAAAGTGGAAATGTGTTAGGTGCTATCGGCGCTGTTGCCGGTGCTGTTGTCGGAACTATTGTTGCCCCCGGTGCTGGGACTGCTGCCGGAATTGGTTTAGGCACTGCAATAGGTGGTGGAACTGGTGCGGCGGCTGGTTATGCTGTCGGGCATCAACAGGACAAAGCGTTGAAAAGTGCTGAAAAGGCAGCTAATCAACAGGTTGCACAAACCGAAGCGCTTATCAAAGAACAAGAAAACGCGGCCGCGCAAGAAAAAGAAAAGGCAAATGCTGTCCGCAGAAATGCATTCGCGAATAAATCACAAACGACTTATTCGTCAGCTCTTGGCGAATACTCGTCTGATGTTTCCGCAAATGTCAGAAAAAAGACATTGTTAGGGGGATAATATGGGATTCGGTAGAAGTTTAAAAAGACTTGTCCACAAAACAACTGGTTTAGGTGGTGGTGGCGGAAGTAGTGCAGCAGCTCAGGCTGCCGCTGCTCAGGCATTGCAACAACAAAATATAGCAGCTGGAAACGGCCGTTTGGTAAATGGTCAATATGTTGCGTATTCTGCCGCTGATAAAGCGCATGTGCAAGCAGCAGAAGCAAACAAAAACGCCGAATATCAAGACATAAGCATGGGCTCTCAGTTAGGCCGTTATTATGGGGAAGATTCATTATTGGGTCGGAACGCGAAACGAATGGCTGAGGCAGAAGAAAGACGTAGAACTTTACTTGGTGGATTTACGCCATTGGGGGTCTAAATGGAAGAACTGACCGAACAGGAACGTCTTGCGAATGAAGAACACGAAAGGCTTGCAGAAGAAAATAAAGACAAGCCATACATTGATCTTTGGAAACAAACCCGTGTCGCAAAAGAGGAACAAGAACGGAAAGTGTCCCGTAAAAAATTAAATGGAGCATAAAAATATGGATAAGATGGATTTATCAGCCGAAAAGATTATCAAAAATCAGATGGGACTAAAAAGCTCTCGGTCTGATTTTGATTCACTTTATCAGATTTTGCATAACTATTTCTTCGTTGAAAGCTCAAATATCACTGACGAAAGGAACAAAGGGGCTCAACTTCATTCTTTGTTGGACTCTACGTCGCTTGATTGTGCGGATGTTTTGGCCGCTGGATTGTGTGCATATTTGACACCAGAAAGCTCGAAGTGGTTATTTTTGGAGCATTCAGATCGTGCTTTGCGTGATAATGACGAAGTAAAGAAGTGGATGAACGATGTAAGCGATGAAGTGTTATTGACGCTTGCCAGATCCAACTTCTACAACGAAATGCCTATTTTCTATAAAGAGTCTTGTGTATATGGAACTGCCTCGCTCTTTACAGAAAGGGACGAAGACGATGGCGTTCGCTTCTACACAATCCCCATCAAGAAGTTATACCTGACAGAAGATGCTCGCGAACGTCCAAACGAATTTTATATTTCTTTTGAATATACCGCAGAACAAGCACTGTCCCGCTTTGGATCAAAGTGCTCACAAAAGATTAAAGATTGCTACGCTTCCGGCAGAAATGAAGACAAAAAATTCAAATTCATTTGCTATTTTGGTAAGCGTATGGAACGCGATCCCGATAAGATGGACAATAAAAATATGCCCATTCGTATGGTGTGGGTCGATGAAGAAACAAAAGAGATCATGGCCGAAAGTGGATTTTGG